TCACTGATTTAGGTATTTTTCGAATTGTTGATGGTTTTCTTTCTTTTTTGCCGGAGAGATTTCAGCATAAATTTGAGTGGTTGAAATGTCTTTATGCCCAAGATCATCTTTGATGTCATCAAGGCTTAATCCTGCCTCACGCATTAAAACGGCATGCGTGTGTCTTAAATCATGGATACGGATGTGAGGGAGCCCAGCCCGATTGGTGATGCGATTAAAAGCACCGGTAGTTGCTCGAGATCGGAGCGGTTGTCCAAACTTGGCATCAGACGAATAGGTGAAGACAAAATCGTTATTGTGGCTAGTAGAAAACCGAAAACCTTGTACATTGCCGTGACTGAAATGGCGCTCATATTGTTGTTGAAGAAGATCATTTACTCGAGCGGTCATGTATTCGGTTCTCTTAGAGCTTAATGTTTTGGGACGATCAAGCGCTATTTTGCCAGCGTTTGATCCAGTTTCAGCACGATAGATTCGTGTTGCATTGACTGATAAGGTATTTTTGTTGAAGTCAATGTCTGACCAGCGAAGAGCCATGGCTTCACCCACACGAAGCCCGCAGTCAATCAGCGTCACAAAGAATGATAGCCACATGGGCTCTTTATCTTCTTCAGCTGCTTCTATAAAAGATCCAACTTGATCTTTTGTCCAAAAGTGAAGTTTTTTGGAATTGTCTTTAGCATACGCACTGAACTCGACACCAACGGTAGGGTTTTTGGTAATGTAACCAATTGCAACGGCTTTTTTTAAAGCGTTGTGCAACGTTCCATTGATGAGTTTTACTGTGTTAAGCGACAAACCATCGTTGAACAGGCTGCTGATGAACTCCTGATGTTCCTTAAGCGTGTATTTACTTAGACGAATATTGCCAATTTTTGGTATGATGTATTTCTTAAGGTTATATCTATAGATGATCATGGATCCCTCTTTGACATTAACCTTAAGCCTAGTGATCCACTGATTAAGATAATCAGCCATTAAAATTCTTTCAGTTTGGTAGTGAGAGTGGCCTCTGATTATTTCGGCCTCAGCTAAAGTTGCTTCTTGCTGGGCTATTTTTTCGGTTGGAAAACCGCGCCGATGAATTTTTATTTCTTTTCCTGTCTGAGGATCAACACCAGCGAATATATAGAATTCCCAGGCCTTTTTGCCATCTTTTAGTTTATATGAGGTAATTGATGCCATGATATCGCACTCCTTTTGAACTCTTAGAGCTTGTAATTCAAACGTATGTTCGTTATGTCCTTAAAATAAAACCCCGTTATGGGGTCGTATTATTGCATCTTTCTAACCATCATCATGAGCGCGCCGATAATGATAAAAACAGCTGCCCACCACAGGTTACTTCCGGGTTTGTCTGGGTCAATGAGCCAATGTAACCAACGGTGCCTGTTCCCGAATAAGGCGAAGTAGAAGCCTATAAGAACAATGATGAGGCCAATGAAGTGTGCCTCACTTAATGTAACTGGACCATTCATAAGTGCATCTCCAAGAACTGAGCTTAGATTTCGTTTAGCTTGCTGAACTCGATGTCATTGTTGTATCTAATCTTGACGGTTAGTGGGTTGCAACGGATGATGACGGGTCGATCATACTGTAACGATTTTTGAAAAGAATTGATGTTTTCCGTAAAGCTTGGTAAGGCCTCCTCAGCGGTCAATACAACGGCCTTTGCACGCAATAGCAACGATGAGTGGTGTAGCTCATTGAAACAGTAAACAGCCACCACAGGCTTCTCTAGGACGTTGTGAATGGTAGTTGTGTCGCGATCAGTGTAAAAAAGGATTTCTTTAAGCGATCGGTGTGATTTAAGTGGTGTCAGCGAAACTATATTAGGAAAACCGGTATCGATATCAAGCGTAGCTACCTGCATAACGGTACACTCTCGTAACAGTATATCGGCCTGCCTGATTGTAGAATTTGCCATAAGTAAGACTCCTGTCTTAACTATTAATTTGATACGAGTAGCTATGTTTTTAACCGTTGATGGTGAATACAATTCATCTTTGCTATAATTAGATGAATGATTTTGTAAAGTAAACTGTATCGATATAGCGGGGAAGGGGGAACTGCCATGAAAAATAGAAATGAAAAAGAAACCGCTCAAGCTTCTGTTGAAACCACGCTTGATTCTAGCTATACAAGCACACCTGATGATGCTATTTACAGCCTGGCGGATCTGATTAAAGAATTACAGAAACTGCCTTCCAACGCAACGGTTCACATACTGGGTAATTTAGAAGATAGGCCAGTTGAAATTGGAAATAACGTAGACTATGACAAGGACAAGAATGCCGTATCATTTAGCGGTGATATTGCGCTTATTGATTAAGCAAGTTTATAAGATTTGCTCTTTCTTTTAGTAAATCGTCAATGTCCATAGAAAGTTGCTTAGTTAATTCTTCTTCTCGATCCATTTCTCGATTAAACATAGGCGAGCTATGCCACATATGTAAGAAAGTATCGCTGTAAGGGCCGTTGTATAAATCGTTTGTCATTGGGATTGCTGAGCCTTGATGAATTGTTTCTTTCACATATTTCTTGAATCCTGGTGTTTTACGCTGTTGCTCAATTACAAAAAGAGAAGAAAAAGTTTGAAGTATTCCCTGTTTAGGATCAATGTCCTTAGGATGAGCCACTTCAAGGGTATAAGTCATCTTTAGCTCAACAAAGCTGCGTAAATGATGCAAAAGTTCAATTACCTTTTTAGTATCATTTTGCGATGGCATAGCAGATCCATGCATAATCCTATTACGCACCGAAACTATTGATTTATTGCCTTGTATGAGTTCTTTAAGATATGGTTGAATAGCCGTTCCAAAGAATTGGATTGCAGTTTGTAAAAACAGCCCTAAGCATCTTTCTGACTGGTGGTAGGTAGATAACTCAGAAGCTTCTTCTACAAGAGCTAAACCCTTAGATTTTCTGAAGCTGTTCCATAATGCGGCTTTGGCTGTAATTCGCCATAAGTTTTCCAAAGAAGAATAAGCGCTTAAAAAGGCTTCAAAGTACATCTGCTCTCTGTATGCATCTAGCGCATGCTCAAGCAGATAAACATACAGAGGTGTCTGAGGGAAAACTTTTGCTTTATGACCGTTATCGCATTTACAAGACACATAGTCATGGATACCATCTATTTCACCAATTAGTTCACCATTTTTATGTTCTTGTCGACAATCGTAGCAAGCAAACTTTACTTTCATCACATAACCTCCATAGTCTTAATTCTTTCTCAGCCCTCGCCACCGGGGCTATTTTTGTGCCCAACAAAAGCCCCAAGTAGGGGCCTGTAAAAGGGCTATTTCATATTGGACTGGGTTTTCCCGCTTAAAGCATCATTTGTAAAGGTCACGTTGAAGTTGGAACCCAGATCACCTTTTACACCAGATGTATAACCGGCCACAACATTCTTTTGACCGCCGATAAGGCTTTCATTGTAGTAGTCGGGTTGTCCCCATTTTGAGGTGAAGTCAGCGTATTTTGTACCGTCCTGGAACGCGTTGAAATCTGCTAAAGTAATCTTTTGCTTGCGGCTTAACTTGAAACCAGTAAGATTCTTGCTGAACGCATTTCCGTCGGTGAAGGAAACAATTACGTTAGCTCCCCAGCCACCCTCAACGTTAGTCCACGTTACAAGATCAGTCTTAACTCCATTTGTGGTACTGCTCGAAGTAGAAGATGGGTTACCAAACTTGGCTTTTAAATCATCTAATTTGGCACCACCATTGCCGTTTTGCATCAAATCACCCAATTTGATGCTGTCAAAGTCTGCTCGAGTAATCTTACCGCTTTCCTTTTTTGATGTACTTGCGGACGTTTTATCCGTTTTGCTAACTGCCGTTTTTTCCGTGGATTCGCTGCTCGATTTTCCCTTATTATTGAGGCCACCACCGATTACCACCAGTACAATAATAACCAGTATCCAAAACCACACACGTTTGTAAAAAGGCTTCTTCACCTTATATTGCTTACCGTCAGCACCCATTACTTTTTTTGCCATTTTGTTTCCCTCCATAAATAATTTTCAGCTTTTAACGTCTTCCGTATCTGGACTAACAATTAATTAATGTAAAATTCCTTTATTGCTTCTAAAGCAGTGTCTTCCATTGGCGTAGGAATGTCAAAAGCTTCCATAAATTGATTTAGATTAGCATCTTCTTTATCAATATCAGCAAAGTATAAGGGAACGAGAATCTGAATTCCTCCTATGTTAGCTTCACCCTCAATGCTGTTCTTTGACGCCGAATAAAAGTATAAGCAAGCTGGGTCTTGATGTAGAACGTGCATTATTTCGTGCGCAGCCTGATAAGGCAATTGTTTCGGCTTATGCCAGTTCATGTTAATCGCAATCCAACGTGTTTCAGGATTAGAAACTGACGGAGTGTACGGTTTAAGCTTGTATGTCAGCTCAGCTCCGACTCCACGGTCAAAGCCATAGTTTAAAACCTCTCTCAGCATGTCACTAGTAAAATCAGTCATCATGTTTGCCACCTCGAAGAAGTCTCTTGATTATCTCAAGATCTTCCGGCGGAATGGGGCGACCTTCAAAAGTCATGATGGTGTCATTTTTTGAATCTGATATGTCAATTTGCTCCGGCTTTGAGCGAACATCAGTAACTCCAAGCAAAAAGTCGGTAGAAACATTAAAGTAACTGGCTAGTTTCTTAATAGAATCTTGGTCAGGAGTTCTTTCGTTCTTTTCATATAAAGAAACAGACGCTTTGCTGACATTTATAATTTTTCCGACATCAGATTGGGTCATCTTCTTTTCGTTCCTAAGTTCTTTTAGTCTTTCTCCGAAGCTCATCATATCACCTCATAGGAATAGAATAGTGTATACAAATTGTAAACTCAACAAAGTTTAAAAAAAGTTCACTTTTTGAGTTGACAGTTTACTAATTGTAGATTATAGTGTTTACATAAAGTTGATTAGGAGGTGATCATTTGAACGAAAAGCTGAAGGAACGCCGCAAGGAATTTCATCTTACAATGCAAGATATTTCAAATATGATTGGCATTAGCAAAGGATATTATTCATTGATAGAACGCGGAGAACGCCGTGTTAGCTATGAATTGGCATTCAAAATTGCCACTGCATTAAAAACGAAGCCAGATCTTATTTTTTTGGAATATCAGTCAACTTTAAGTAAACATAATTCCGCCCAGCGAGAGGAGGCAGTCAAATGAACGAAAACGAGCGCAAACAAATAGCACAAACAGCCGATGCACTTTTGGAAGAGGCAGCCCAGCTGATTGCGCTATCCAACAAACTATCAAGGCTCATCGGTAACATCCACAACGACTGAGTCCGGGTGAATCCCGTTCCGAGTTGACGAATGGCTAGCAGAAGACGCTGATCAGCTTGCTATGGGTTAATCATAGCCCTCTCTAGCATGAATCAATATCCACCAATATTTCATCTTTTAAAGGAAGTGGAACGTATGAAAGCAACAATTAGTAGCCCTTTGAATAGATTCGCTACTAGAACCAACACGCCACAGAAGGTGATCGCTTATGCAGCAAAATTAGGGCGCTCAACGATCAACAATTATTTTCATGGAACCCCCATTAGAGCAAATGAGGCTACTGACATTGCCAATTCGATGAATGACAGCGAACTAAGCTATGAAATGGCTAACTTGTTTCTAGGAATCCCTAAACTGTTTAGCGGTGACGGAATATACCACGATTTACGAGGTCTTTTATTCACCGATAAACGAGAAGAAGACGAGGAGAAAGCTTCTTTCATCAAGTACGACATCGAGGGCCTTGCTAATGACCCCAACTTTACACGCGATGACGCTAAAAACTTGAAAGCATACGCATTCGAAAAAATGGATAGCACAGTCGCAGATCTAACCGAACTAAATGCTATTTGCAAAATGCTAGGCATCTCAATCATGGATCTTTTCAGTGAAAGGCTCCCGCATTACCAGAAACTTCATTATATGAGGAAGGATGAGCAGGCATGGAACAAGGATTCACATTGATTGATGTCGCTAAACCAAAAAAGCAGCGTAAGCCATTCAAACCCAAGGAGTGGTGGGCGCCCAAGGATGTTATGGAACATTATCAGGTTTCAGCGGCAACAGTTAGTCGCTGGAAGAAAAAAGGTGCTCCATTTGTCGGTCCCGGTAAGACACAACGTGTTGAGCCAGAAAAGATGGAACGTTGGTTTGCACGTCAGCAGGGGGTATAGGCAATGATAGAAGCAATCATGTCAGTGCTGCTCGATCCAACATCAGCGTTTTGGAAGTATCTGCTTGTAGCTATGGCTGGCGTCATGATCGGTGCCACGGCGGTGGGCGGATGGAAGCAATGGATTGAATAGGAGGACAGCACATGCGAGATACAAAAGAGTATTGGCAAGACATTCACGATCAGGTCGAGAACCTCATTTACAAAGGGCATGCAGATCGTGGCTGGGATTGGATGTTTCGACTTAGCTTGATCATGCTCACCAAGAGCGCACAAAAAAATCCCGCGGCTGCAACCACGGGAAATAAGGAACAAAGCAAATTAATTTATAGCCCAAGTTTATCACGAAAGGCGGCAAAGTGAAATGGCTACCACGATTGTAAAGCTTGATTGGAAGGGAGATCCCATTTATTCAGGCGAAGCAGTTATCACGAATATCGGGCCTGAAGGTGACACGATCAAAGATGATCCAGATGAAATCCGCGAATATATATTGAACGAACTTGGCGGTGTAGCAATTGCCGCCGACTACTAGGAGGAATTGAAATGGCAAATGAAATTGTAGCAAGTGTCAACAACCGCATCGCAGAGATGCAGAAGCATGAAGGCTTGAAACTTCCGGCGAACTATAGCCCTAGCAATGCGCTAAATTCGGCTTGGCTCACGCTATCAGATAACAGCAAAGGGCCATCACTGTTAGATAAAACTACCCCGCAATCGCAAGCTAAAGCATTGCTGAATATGGTGATTCAGGGTCTCAGCCCAGCTAAGAATCAGGTTTACTTCATTCCTTACGGCAAAGACCTGACCCTGATGCGCTCGTACTTTGGTAGCCTGGCGATCCTAAAACGATTGGACAATGTTCAGGATGTTTGGGCCGAGGTTGTTCGGGAAGGCGATAAATTCCAAATTGGCTCTGATCGAGGCCGGACGGTCGTCAAAGTATTCGAGCCGCGTATTGAGAATCAGGACAACGCTATTGCCGCAGCATTTGCTGTCATCGTCGATAACAATGGCGTTGAGAACTTCACCATCATGACCAAGAAGCAGATTGATCAAAGCTGGAGTCATGCCAAAACCAAAAAGGTTCAGCAAGAGTTCCCCGAGGAAATGGCTAAGCGAACGGTGCTCAACCGGGCTGCCAAGTTCTTCATCAACTCAAGTTCTGACAACGACCTTTTACTGGGAGCGGTCAATGAAACCACTGCCGATGAGTACGACAACGCGGAACCTAAGGACGTGACACCAAACTTTGATGATCTGATTGATAGCAAGCCGAAGGAGGAGTCGAAACATGCTGCAAATACCAAAGAAGCCAAGGAAGCCAAGCCAAAAGAAAACAGTCAAGCAGACCGAGATGAACATCGTCCAGTTACCGACAAAGAAGTTGCGAACCTCTTCCAGAACCAAGTTAACAAGTAGAAACTATTACAGCAATCGCATGGATTGGCAGTATCAGTCCCCAACTTGGTTCAAAAAGTTCATGGCTTGCGAGGCCGAGGCTTTGGCGGAATTGAAAGACGAGTGGAAGCCCAAGCGCGACCCAACGGCTTTGTTGGTCGGCAACTATCTTCACAGCTACTTCCAAAGCCGCTATGCGCACAACAAGTTTAAGCAGGAACATCCAGAGATTATTTCAACTCGCGGTGCAACAAAAGGACAGCTCAAAAGAGAATATCAAGTTGCTGACAACATGATTAGAACTTTGCGAACAGATCCTAAGTTCAAAGAGTTCTATCAAGGAAAAAAAGAAGTCATTGTCAAAGGCGAGATCGGTGGGGTGGCTTGGAAAGGCAAACTTGACTGCTTAGCGGATAACCATAAATACTTCGCTGACTTGAAAACCACCATGGACATCAACAAGCGTTTTTATCTACCAGAAGAACATCGCTATGGTTCTTTCATTGAGGCTTACAACTACCCACTGCAAATGGCCGTGTATCAGGAGCTAATTAGACAGCAATATGGCGTTCAAGCCGTGCCTGTCATCATCGCAGTATCGAAACAAGACCCTCCAGATAAGGCGGCTGTCTCAATTCCGCAAGACTTACTCGACTATTGGTTGGAACGGGTTAAGGAACTACAGCCACGCATTGAAGCCGTTAAGAACGGCGAAGAAGAACCAAAACGGTGTGAACACTGTGATTATTGCCGGGCGACTAAACACCTGACTAAGATCATCAGCCTCTACGATCTGGTTGAGTAGGAGGTGAGTCACCGCATGGATTTATTTAAGCTAATTCGAGAGTTCTACATTCAGCAAAGCGTTAATCCGCTAAGCACAGGACAGATAGCATTATGGCATGGGCTGGTTTACCAATGTAACCAGCTAGGCTGGCCAAGCGAATTCAATATGCCGAATCGAACACTTGAAACGTTGACTGGTTTAAGCCGTCAGGGCATCGTCAAATCCCGTAACGCGCTAAAGCAGTCAGGGCTGATAGATTTTCAAACTAACGGTGTTAAGGCAACGACCTACTCAGTCATCGATATTTCACGAAAACTTAGTACGTCAGATAGTAGGCAACCTAGTGGTCAAGATGATGACAGTGTGTCAAATAGTAGGCAACACAGTAGGCAACCTAGTAGGCAACACAGTTTACAAGGTAGTTTACAACCTAGTAGGCAACACAGTAGCACATACACTAAACAAGACGAGACTAGACTAGACAAAACTAAACGACAACAGACTACTGCTCCAGTCAAGGCAGCAGAGAGGCCTGCTGAAGAACCGTCATCGTCGTCATCATCAATTCTTGATATTTGCAATTTCTGGGAAGGAAACGGGTTTGGACAACTGTCACCGTTCACCAGAGAAAGCCTTGTTGATTGGGTTGCTGACATGCGAAAAGCAGGATCACCTGAACCTGAGAAGCTAGTCCTAAATGCGCTGCGGACTGCGGTTGAAAGCAATGTCAGAAACTACAAGTACGTCAACGGCATATTGAAAAACTGGGAAAGCAAGCGTCTTCTCACGGTTGCTGCTGTCGAAGCAAACGATAGTGAACGCAAAACTAATCAGCCTCAGCGCCGTTACGGCAATCCAGTTCGAAATGAGAAACTACCAGTCTGGGCGCAGGACGGTTACAAGCCCAAGCATAAAAAAGTATCTGAGGAAGACAGAGCTAAACTAGCCGAGCAGATGGAGCAGTTAAAGGCACTTGGAAAGAAAGAGGACTCGAAATGAATAGCCTACGAATTCAAAACGGCAAAGTTTTTGTGAATGGCATTGAGGTTGGACAGGTTGAAAAGATCCACTTCAAAGCTGAGGCGAATGACCCTGTAGAGGTTGAAATGAAGTGGTTAGTTCCTGTCAGAGGCCTAGATGTTTCTGTATATCAGCCTGAACCACGCCAGCAGCAGCCTGAGTAATCGCAGAAATTGAAAACGAACCAACTTTTTTCAAAATAGACTTCACTTTATTCCAGTTGGTGTCTTCACGAATGTCCGCCAAGAACTGGTGCCCACTAGGCGTCAAGTCTTTGATTAGAAACCCTTCGTCCATAAACCAATTAACTTCAGCTAAAAGTCCTGCCCAATTTGCTTGGCGTACATGGTAAGCGATCTCTTCGTAAGAATAAGAGCTCATTCTAGGATCATCTAAAAGTGTTTTTGCTTCTACCCATTGGCTGGTAGAGGCATTGGTTTCCACAACTAAAAGCACATCACGTAAACAGTCTGGATTGAGTTTCATGATTTTCAATTTCCTTTCGTTGTTAGTAAATAAAATCTCCCTCAGGGAAACCTTATACCCTGAAGGAGGAGATTCTAAAGACTGTTGAAGATTAGTTTGGCGTTGAACGCCGGTGACCGCCGACACGAGTTCCGTTTGACTTAGTGTACGGTTTTACAACAACGATCTTCTTAGTTGGGGTTCCGCGAACACTAGTTTTCGTTTTTGCCATCAATAGTCCCCCCCATCTAATTTATTACAGGTCATTACAGTAGCCTGTAAATTTAGTATATCAAAAATGCATGCGCCATACAACATGCTGTACTTAAACATATAGAGGTGACACAATATGTGGGATTCTGTTCAAAAGATTTTAGATGATCGATCAATTAGCATCCCAGAATTAGCTGATTTAGCAGGATACAACAACCCATCAACTTTATACATGATTAGATCCGGTGGCATCAAAGATCCGTCATTTTCAACGATGATACGAATTGCAGACGCTCTAGGCGTTAGCCTTGACGAACTGAGGCCTGATAAGCAAGGAGAGAAGAAAGCATGACACAAGTAACAGTGCGTTTATACGAGCAGGGAGACAAAGTGTGGCGCGATTTCAAGGCTGAATTGCTTAAGCGCTACGAAAATTCAGCAATGATAGACATCTCAAAAAGCGAAGCATTCTCAAAAATCGAAAAGCAAGAGTTCAACAACCGGATCGTTGTATCAAAGAAAGCGATTGTCGAGAAACGTGCGGTAGCCGGTGTTGATAATCGAGATATGCCTTCAGTCGCACTGATCAGCAGCATCAAGGCTGTAAACAAACGCGGGGAAGCTAACCGTAAGAAGTATGCAGTACAAGTTTCTGAGGCGGCAAGCAAGAGCAAAACACTAACAGAGGTTGTAAAACGGATCGGGAAGTCAACAACGTTCGTGAGACGAGTGGCAAGCGAGTTTGATATTAAGTTGCCCCGCCGCAACAACGGCCATGAAGAGATTGTGAGTCGTTAGATATTTAGCGAGGAATAATACAAGAAACTACAGGAGGAATCTTCAAATGCAAGCAATTAAAACGAAAATGATGGTTGGTGATCTGGTTATGGTTCCTGATCGAGTATTCATGGGCGTGCGTGATATTGGCGGTGTGGCACGAATCATCAGGATCGAGCGATACAACGCCAGAGGTGAACGTCAAGACATCAACAAGCCAGTTGCTTTTGATGGCAAGGCACCCCAAGAGCTAATCACAACGGTTGAGATGGTTGATGGAAAGCAACGTCAATACTATCTGAAGGACGTGAAACCAGCGTGAACAGGATTATTATTCCATTGCCCCTCATGACTCTTAACCAGTACATCAAGGTTGAACGAGGCAACATGTTCGGCGGAGCAAAAGTCAAGAAACAAGCAACGGAAACGGTAATGTTGGCTGTGAGAAAAGCGATGAATCAGGGCGTGAAATTTCAATGGGGAAAACCCCTAAGTTTCGACTGGTACTGGTATGACAAGCGAACAGACCCGGACAACATCGCGTTTCAGCACAAGTTTATCTTTGACGGCATGCAAAAGGCTGAATTTTTAGAAAACGACAACTGGGATCACATTGTAGAACTGCGAGATCGGTTCTTTATTGACAAAGCTAACCCGAGAGTTGAAGTCGAAGAAATCGATTGAAGGGGGCCAATTAATGAGATCGCTAGAGTTGTTTGCAGGAATTGGTGGCATCGCATTGGCTGAACAAATGGCTGGCATTGAGGTAGCTGGCTTGTGTGAGTATGCAGACTACCCGCGCATGATTTTGAAAAAGCACTGGCCGGATGTGCCACTTTTTAAGGACGTGACAAAACTTGATCGAGAAGAACTCACAAATGCAGGAATCGAACCCGGCTCAATTGACATTGTTTCCGGAGGTTTTCCTTGCCAGCCTTTCAGTATTGCCGGGAAGCGAAGAGGCACGAAAGATGACCGCGACCTCTGGCCAGAAATGTTTAGAATTATCAAGCAAATCTGGCCAACTTGGGTTGTTGGAGAAAATGTTGCTAACTTCGCAAATATGGAACTCGACAGAACGCTTTCTGACCTGGAAGGCGCGGGATACCAAGCACGGGCATTTGTATTACCAGCTTGTGCCGTCAATGCCCCGCACCAGCGGCTCAGAACATTCATTGTGGCCCACGCCGACAGCAAGCGATACTTTTACCGCGAACCTGAAAAGCAGCCAGCAGAGGATAGGCAGTCGCCATTCAGTAACGTTGCCACAAGTGGTGAGAATGTTTTGGCTAACTCCGACGGCAACAGATGGGAAAAGAGCAAGCCAGTTTTCAAGCAAAAGTTTAGCCAAAGGAAAAGTGAACGGGAACCTAGCACAACAAGTAGCACACCAGCAAAATGGCAGCCTGAACCCAGCGTGGGTCGAGTGGCTGATGGGGTACCCAATCGGTTGGACAGAATAAAAGCGTTAGGCAATGCAGTAGTCCCACAGCAAATACTGCCAATATTTAAAGCAATCGTTCAAATTGAGGACATTAAAAATGACTAAAAAAATCGTGTTTACGGCTGATGTCGTTCACAAACTGTTAGGCGTTCGTGAGGCACAGCAGGCACCAGCAGCATTGATGAAGATTATCATGGATCAGCAAAAGCGTAACGAGCTTTTTAAGCAATTCCTAGATGTTAGCACTGACGTATCACATGACTGGTTCTCACAATATTTCATGAGCGTTCAAGCTGATCGTAAAGACAAGAAACAAGATTTCACACCTGAAAGCATCAGCAAGCTCGCGAACATGCTGGCAGGCTCGCATGACAGTAGCGAGTATTACGAGGTTGCTGCTGGGACTGGCTCAATGATGATTCAACGATGGCAACAAGACCGTTTGAAGCACAAGCCGTGGGACTACCGGCCAAGCATGTATTTTTATCACCTTGAAGAGCTTGGCGACAGTACGTTGCCGTTTCTAATATTCAATTGTGCCATTCGCGGCATGAACGCAACAATTGTTCACGGTGACAGTCTGACACGTGCTGCTAGACAAGTATATTTCATTCAAAACGATGAAGACGACTATTTGCATTTCAGCACAGTGAATGTGATGCCACACAGCAAAGACGTTGAACAAGAATTCGATATTCGACAATGGCTAGAACCTGAACAAAGTCACATTGAATCAACAGAAATGCCCGCAAGATACAACGAAGCTATTCAGAAATTGGCAGCGGGGAAGGAAGCCGAGCAATGAAAACAGGAGACGACACGTTCGATGACGTCTACATCAGCAAAAAGACTGGCAAGGTAGTAGGCGTCATGTACGAAGATGAGGATTACAAGCTAGTGCCAATCAAACAGGAGGACGAAAAATGAGCGAAGAAAAGCTGTACGCGGTGAAGAACTATGAAGGTAAGTGGCTTTGCATTGAGGCCAAAGGTTGCCATTATTGGAGCCGCGATGACGGCGACTTTTTCGACCAACATGACGCTGACATACTTGCCCATGTGTATGGTGGTCACGTGGTCGAGCTGATCGAGAAGCCGAATCCAGAGGTGGTCAGCAAGGAGGAAGCCAAAATACTAGACAGGGCTAAGACGGACAGCTATCCGGCAAATTATATCAGCATGAACGCTCATCCTGATCCTGGAGCTAACGGCACGTCTTATGAAGAACTCCGCCTAATGCGTGCCCTCGTCAATGGCTACACCGTGGCAAAGGAGAAGAAGTACAACGTCAAGGTGCCACATACGGACGATAGCTATTTCTATAAGGTTGACGATGAATATTGCAACGCGGGTGACTCTTACTACCTAGAAGGCATTACCGACAAGAAATGTTTCACTGACGCCGAGATTGAGCACTACGGACTGGGCGACTGCGAGAAAGTCTGGTGTGATAGCGATGACGAATAAAGCCGACATAGACGCTGCGCAAAAGGCCATCGATGCCGCGAACAATGCGATCAACAAACTTGATCTGTGTGGCCTGTATGATTGCGCGTGGCAAGCACATGATGGCTATCAACGCATCATCGATTACAACAAGGAACAGTTGGAGGTGACTGACGATGATGATTAAGCTAGACAGCGGTGACTATGTAAACACTGATTTTATTGAACGATTGTGGATGATTAATGAACATGACGGCTTCATCAGGCTTGCTAACTCTCCAGACGTCCCTATCAGTGAAAACGATCGTGGCCTTATTCTAAAGGCGATGAAGCCAAAGATTATGCTTACTTTAGGTGAATCTGGGAAACTCAAGCCGACTATTTATCATGAAGGTGGAACAGATTATGGTGCCATGGCATTTTCACCATTAATTCATGACCATGAGGTGACTGACGATGAGCAATGAGACGAAGCGGGACGTGTTTTTACAGCTTGCTAAAGAAAATAGAGACCTTAGGATGTATGATCCCGAGACCATTGAGCCTAAAGAACTAATCGAACAAGACTACCAAGATTGGATTCGTGAATACGATGCCGCCTTGCCAGATAATCTGCCGGTTATTCCGAAAGCGGTAGGCGATGTGATTGTAAAACTCAAACACAAAAAATTCTCTCTATCCGGAGCGATGAGCTACGCCGCAGTAGTTTCTTTATCTCCATGGATGACGTTTGAACATGAGGACACCTTCGCCCTTGCATGGGTGCTAGGCGCTTGGAAAGTAGAGGAAACAGGGGAGGTAGTCAAACTATGAAAGATTTATCAAGCGGATTTAATGAAGCGTTCACAGCAGAAGTAGCGCCCATCTACAAACCAAAAGTGAAAGAAGACGGCAAGCAAATAATGCCAGACGGAGATTTGCCTGATTTTGTTAAGGAACGCTGCAATTGGGCGCTTCAATTTGGCGAAGACGGTATGACTTTCAGAGGCATGTTAGACGTCATCTTTGCTGAAAATGACGAAGAAGCGGCAAAAGAAAGATTCTACATTGGTGCAGGCGATGAATGGCTACCGGTAAGCGAAGAGTTCAAGGAATGGTGCAATTCAGTTTGGTACGCATTCCGAGAAGAACGGGTGGCATTGTACCTGATCTACGGTAACCGTGATGAAAAACCGGCGAAATCGTGAAATTGGAGGCGGAAAAATGAAACAGATAATAAACGGAATATGGAACGCGTCTCCGTCTGAGATAGGCATGATCCTAATCATCTTTTTGGCTGTCTGGCTATTGATTATAGGAACGGTCACATACTGGTTCTATAAACATAGTTGACGATTGTCGGCATGTTGTTCATCGCAGGTGCTGCAATGCGGGCGTGGGTTAACTGGGAAAGGAGATGAAGAAAATGAATGATCGGCATCGAGCGGTAATGCGAGCACGTATTAGGTATGAGCGTAGGAAACATGAGCACAGCATGGACGGATTCGTAAAAGCACTTTATCCAGTCTTTAAGGCGGCCGCTACCACGATTAAACAATGGTCTGCCGCTTTTCAGGGAAACAAAAAGCGCGTCTGATGAAGGACGCGCCGGAGGCCAAACGTACGATTGAGAGTGAATGAAATCAAAGATTAGGAGTTGGCCTCCAATGACAGTATAGCAAACGCACATGTTGAACGCACGTTTAAGGCATCAAAAAAGCGCACCACGAAGGCACGCTTATCCCCAAAACTTTTACAAATTTAATTATACCATAAGGGGTGGCGCTTGTGATGGAGCTTTTATCAATTAGCGATGAAAAGGATCGGGAAGCAGTCGAAAATATCCTAAATAAATACCGAGCAGAGCGTGGATTCATAAAGGCGCCAGTCAATCCAAAGATCACTAGTGCATGGGGAGACGGAACTTCTGCCAGCACTGTTCAGCGTCCGCTGTATGCACAGCAGCGTTTGGAAAGACAAGAATCGGCACGTAAGTTCTGTGAATGGTGCGACAGTTGTATTGCATCAATGCCGAAACAATCACATCAGCGTTTATTAAGGGTGCGCTATTGCGATGGGCCAGAAACAGATACGCCAGACGGTGATGCAATGAATATTCTCGATATATCTGCAGCAACCTACACACGCAGAAAGAAAAATGCGTTGTTAGCAGCGGCCTGGTACTTTGGCGTCACACCCAGAAAAAGTAGTGAGCAATAAATGATCGATGAATGAGGACTATTTGAGGACTAATTGATTGATAAATGAGTGGCGAACTAAAAACGGAATCCCTTATGATTGTATTGTGCCAAAGGTGAGAAACCTGAGACACCGCATTTTTCCTCCGAGCCTCAGTGATGATAAAGCTGTGGCAAGGCGTGGCAATGAGGACTGGCTGAGATAGTCAGGCGGGTTCGATTCCTGCATGCCACATTGTCCAGTTTAGCGACCGGACACAGCTTGCGATGACCCTAGCTGACAATGGGCGAGCGAGCAGCAGACATGAAGCACAGATATCACCTCAATGTAGTATTCCAGTTTACGCTGGGGTACTATTTTTGTGAGGTGATACGAAATGGACAAGAAAGCGGAAATTCGGGCCATGATTGAGCATCCAGAATATCTTTTGCATGCTGAGAAAATGAGCTTGGATAAGAGAATAGAGCAGAAAAAGCTTGATAGTAAGGATGTGAGGTCAGCAGTGGTCGATACTGCCAAGTCGAAAGGAAAGCAGCTGGCGGTAGACGTCTTAAACGGCAAATGGGGAGATCTGATCCTTGATCTTGTGGATACGGGGGATCATTTAAAAGACCGTTTGGATGACATGAAGAAGACTTTGCTTTTGGCAGAATATCTACAAAAGACCGATGATCAAGAGCAGGGCCTTCACAGGTTGAGTTCTCTCCTCACAAATCCGTACGGACTGAGTATCTATTCGAAAATAGTCTCCCTACTGTCAGATGCTCCATCAGATGATGATATGTTGGATATTATGTCTGATTATCTGGGTAATCTTGCAAATGAAAAAGATTGGGGAAGCACTTTTTCTAAGAACAAGAGCATTTTGAATTTAATAGACAGAAGTTCTCCGCTAGCTCTAACTCTGCTTCGGAATTCAGACCATTGGCCGTTAGTTCCAGGACCAAAAGCATTCATTGCTGTAGATGGTAGAGTGCAGGGAGACAATACTGGATGGGTAGCAACCGCATTTAGCAAAGTGCCAGTTTTTTCTAACATTGAGAAGACAAGCATCCAGATGGCAATCGTTGATTTAGAATCAAATAAGTTAGCTGAATTTATTTCGGGAACGCTGAATCCACCATACGCTAATCCCAATAATCCTTCAGAGTTAATTTATGCTGAACGTCCGACCGATGCTGGGAATATGCTTAAGGCAGCCGTTTCGAAATCTAGTGCTACAAACCAAGAGAGCTAATATGACGCTTTGGCATCTTTTTATTTACTAAAGCACTCCGCCAAACGGTGAGGTGCTATTTTTGTGCAACAAAAAGGCCCTCTGAGCGATTAACTGAGGGCCTAGCTACCGGTGTTTACTGAGGTGAAACAACGGTACCGAAAAAGAGTATAACACATGTAGCAATAAATCGGATTAAAAAAGCCCTCAGAGACCAGTCCAAGGGCCAAAAGAATGAAAAAACGGAATACTTGTGTGAGCAGCAGCGGTTGACTTGGAGGAGAAAGGCCACTGCTCACATATATATATTAGCACATTCCTTATAGAAGATACTAAAATAGCCCTCGGTTGGGGGCCGAGAGCCTAAAGAAAGGGTATTACAAAGGAGTGAAAATGAGTATCTGTTGGGAACAATTTAATTCTAACTCATCGAAATTTTTTAAGCAACAAAAAAGCTTTCGGGGCCTAATCCGAGGGCTTAAGAACTCGGGAAGTTCTTCATGAGAATGTGAGCAGCGTCATCAAACTGCTCACGGACATTATATTTTCGGAGGCGAGTAGATGCAATGGACAGATGAACAGATCGGTGACATTAGGAAGCTCGCCTCTGAAGGCTTTACTAGACGAGAAACGGCCGACAAGCTCGGAATTAGCTACGACGCGCTTCAAGGTAAAGCAAGACGGCTTGGCATCGAGTTCCAAAAGCCATTGAAGAATGAATACGATTCAGACGGCACACAGTCCAGTGAAACCATTCTAAAGGTTGTCAGGGGTCACAAAATGACGCCTAGAGAGGTTCTGGAAGCTCACGGGTACGATTACACCAAATGGGAGCTTGTACGTGCCACAAGCAACTTCTGGAAGCAGACACCTGAAGCAACGCTCTTCCAGAGCAAGATACAAATTAGGCCGCTAGTCGAATCAGAACAATACGAATCATTAATGAATGACATCATCACACACAAGGAGCCATACCAAGCTAAGGCTCCTATTTTTGTGGAATCAGATCGCTATTTGGTCATTCCGGCATTTGATACACATTTCAACGGTCACACGTTCGACATCTATGCTGAATCGCTTAAACGGCAACTAGAGATCATTCAACGCGGCCACTACGCCAAAATATTGCTCATTCTGGGCGGTGATCTGGCTCATGTGGATAACATCAACTCGACCACAGCAAAGGGTACACAGCTCGAAACAACCGATCTGGGCGAGACTGTGAACGAAATGGAGCAATACTTCGAGACACTGATTGAAGCAATCATTAAGAACGCCAATGAGTGTGAGGTCATGTATGCGCCAGGTAACCACGACCCGTCAGTTGGATATATGTTTGCACGTCTATTGAAACGTGCCTACAGCAACCAGTCGAACATCACTTGGGATATATCACTGAAGCATTACAAAGGCACAATGTTAGGCCATAACTTCATTGGCGCCACTCATGGTGATAAAGGTAAGAACAACTACCTTGCAAAATATCTTGATGAGTTCGGCTTCATGTTAGGCACAGCGCAGAATCGCGAACTGTTCACGGGGCATCTCCATTCAGAGATGAGCAAAGACCTAGGCGGATTCGTTCAGCGTCAAGTATCAACGCGGAAACCTACGGATAAGTGGACAGATGATATTGGCGTGGTTGCTCACAAAACGTTTGAGCTGGTCGAATACAGCGATCATGATACGAGGGCGATCTACTATGTCTAATGGAATGAAGCGAGTCGGTTACGGATATGTAAGCCACACAGAGCAAGCAATCATTGAGAAGCTATCGAGAGAAGAGAAACACATGAACGCAATTATCTACACAAAGCCGCACTGTCAAAAGTGTCGGCGAACAGTATTCAAGCTGTCACGTGTCATGTCAGTGCAAACCATCACAGCAGACGCGGACGACTACGAGCGGTTCCGCAAGCTGGGATATCGATCAATGCCAGTCGTAACAGTTTACAAGGCAGACGGCACACATGATGAATGGTGCGACTTGCGGGTTGACAAGATCAAACAATATACGGAAGGCTAAGAGCTTGTACAAATGCGGGAGGTGTGGTGATATGTAATGCGACTGACAGCAAAACAGAAGAAGTTCGTTGACTCTTATATTGCTGATAGCAATGCTACCAAAGCGGCACTAGAAGCAGGATACAGCAAAAGAACGGCTAGGTTTGTCGGTGCAGAAAACCTAACAAAACCTAACATTAAAGCTGCCATCGATGAACGCATGAAACGCATCGAGTCTGACAAGATTGCCAAGGCTGCTGAGGTACTTAAATACTTCACCACAGTACTTCGTGGAGAGGCAAAAGAGACAATTATAGTTAGCACTCCGGATGGCGCAGAGTCTGTTGAAAACAAGCCAAGCATCAAAGACCGCATGGCAGCAGGACGCGAATTGTTAAAACGTTACCCTAGTAATGATGAGCTGCTCAATGCTCAGCTAACGAAGATTATTACTGATATTGAGAAAACTAAGGCCGATGTTCGCAAGTCCAAAGCTGAGGCTGACATCATGGAAGCAAAAGCTAGCGCTTACCGCACTCCAGAAGGCCAATGTGGAGGACTGAACAAGCTTTTGACAGCAATTGATGAGAGTATCCCAAAGGGTGGCGATGTCAATGACAACTCCGATTGATCAATTCAAAGGGAAACAGTTAGACATCATCAACTGGTGGCGCCGCTATCCAGACAAGCAGACAATCATTGCTGATGGTGCTGTGCGTTCTGGAAAGACGTTTGCGATGTCGATCAGTTATGTTCTGTGGAGCATGATTGTGTTTGACCGCGAGCAATTTGGCATTGCCGGCAAAACCATTGGATCATTGCGTCGAAATGTTATCAGGCCACTCAAACAAACATTGCAACAAGTGGGGTTCTCAGTCGTGGATCGGCGTTCAGAAAATATGCTGGAAATCAGCCTTGATGGAAGAACCAACCTATACTACTTATTCGGTGGTAAAGATGAAAGCAGCCAAGATCTGATTCAAGGGATCACACTTGCCGGAATGTTCTTTGATGAAGCAGCTCTCATGCCACAGTCGTTTGTCAATCAAGCGACAGCGCGTGTTTCCGTTACTGGCGGCAAATACTGGTTCAATATGAACCCAGAGGGCCCGTATCACTGGTTCAAGACTGATTGGATTGATCAAGCGGACGAAAAACGCGCATTGCGTCTCCATTTCGTGATGACGGACAACCCAAGCCTGAGCAATGAAGTTATTGACAGGTACGAACATATGTACTCTGGAGTGTTCTACCAGCGATACATTCTGGGACAATGGGTTCTGGCTGATGGGATTGTCTACGACAACTTCAATAAAGACGAGATGGTCAGCAATCCAAGCCAGCAGCCAAGCCGATACTATGTCAGTGTGGACTATGGTACACAGAACCCCACAGTTTTCTTACTTTGGGGTAAATGTGGGTCTGTTTGGTATTGCCTCAAAGAGTACTACTACGATGGACGGCATAGCAGCAGACAGAAGACAGATGATGAATACGCTCGGGATTTCAGCCAATTTGTCGGTGACATACGCTGTGAAGTGATTGTTGATCCATCAGCGGCTTCATTTATTGCCAAACTGAGAGAACGCCGGTATCGAGTTATTAAAGCTGATAACGATGTGCTAAACGGCATTAGAGAAACGCAAACAGCTATGAACTATGGCGAGATCAAGTTCACACCTGGGCTGACTAATCTGTTCAAGGAGTTCGCGTCTTATGTGTGGGATGACAAGGCCAGTCAAAAGGGTGAAGACAAAGTGGTTAAGGCACATGACCACGCAATGGACGCCATGAGATATTTTGTCATGCAGGTAATCAAACGAAGAAATACAGCTCGCACGTTCAAGAACACAAGCAAATACTTCTAAGGAGGTGGCCATCATATTAACAGTTCAAGGTAAAGGCTCAATTACAGATGGTGATGTGTTCATTTTTCCAGTAGACACAGCTATTACTGGGGACGATATCACCAATTTCATTAGTGCAAATGATGAACTAGCTCGCAGAAAATATCTGCCTGCTAAAAAGATGTATCTTGGCAAGCACAAGATTCTTCATGAGGATGCCAAAGACCACGGGCCAGACAATCGTCTTGTCGGCAACTTGGCGCACTATATCGTGGATACCTACAACGGGTTTTACATTGGCATTCCACCGAAGATCACGCTCGACAACACACAGGACAACACTGTGCTGCAAGAGTGGAACGATACGAACAGCGTTCAGGACAAATTAAGCGAAATCAGCAAGCAAGCAGCCATTTACGGACGGGCGCTTGCTTTTTTGTACCAAGACGAGAACAGCAATACGTGTATTGCATACAGCTCGCCTATCAATTCATTCATTGTCTATGACGACACGGTAGCACACAAATCCATTGCGTTTGTCATGTATTGGCACGACGAAGACAACAATCTAACTGGCAAGGTATATCTGAAAGACGGCGTATATTCCCTTGATATGGTTCGCTTTGAAGGAACGGCCGGATTCAATCCGTTTAACGAAGTACCAGCAGTCGAGTTCTTCATGAATACCGAGCGTCAAGGCATCTTTGAGAACGTCGAGACGCTCATCAATGCCTTAGACAAGGTACTAAGTCAGAAGGCGAACCAGAATGAATACTTTGACAATGCGTACTTGGTTCTAAAAGGCCTGAAACTCGATGAGGACGATGACGGCAACCCCAAACTCGACCTTAACGGCAACCAAATCATCTATGCGCCAGACGCCGATTCTGCTCAAGGCGTAGCTGAGTTTCTTACCAAGCCTGATGGCGATGCCATTCAAGAGCACCTCATTGATCGTCTCATCAGCATGATCTATCAGATCAGCATGGTTGCAAACTTGAACGATGAAGCGTTCAGCGGCAATAGCTCAGGCGTTGCATTACAGTACAAATTGCTACCAATGAGGAACCTAGCGGCCAATCAAGATCGCAAGTTTACACAGTCACTCCGGTCACTTTACAAGATCGCGTTCAGTGTTGGAACAATCCTGCCAGAAAGTAAATTTGATGACTGGAAAAAGCTTAACTTCGCATTCTCGCGAAATCTTCCGGATAACATTACCGACGAAGCAGACGCGGCTTCTAAACTCAAAGGCCTTGTATCAGATCAGACTATGCTTAGCACCTTATCATTTGTCGATGATCCTAAGGCTGAAATGAAACGCATTGCTGATGAGACTGCCAAGAAAGCAAAAGATGCTGCTGCTAACAGTCCGTCAAGCCCGGACTTCCAGAAATTGCTGAATGGTGGTGGCAATGATGACAACAACGACTCAACAACAGATAGCGAGTAATTCTGCCTACTGGAATAAGCGAACTGCCGCTGAACGTAAATGGATTGCCGAGAACCTTAAGAATGACGAGGCGTTCAATGCCCGAATTAAGGAATATTTTGACAAAGCTTTAAACAACATTCAAAAGGATATTGATTCAGAGTTTGCCAAGTATGCCGCATACAGCAACGACAGTATGGCCGGTGCGCGTCAAGCAGTGATGGCCACCGATATTAAAGCATATCAAGCAGAAGCCAAGCGGATCGTCGATGATGCCAGAAAGATGTACAACGGCGAACCGCTCAAATATTCCGACTTCAGCAAGGATGTCAATGATCGTCTCAAGCTATACAACGCTACTATGCGCATTAATCGCTTAGAAATGCTCAAGAGTGAGATTGGTCAAGAAATGCTTGATGCACACATGAAAGTGAACGTCGATTTAATCTCAAAATTGAGTGATGATTATCAATCCGAGATCAAACGGCAAGCCGGAATACTTGGAGAGACGGTATCTAAGGGCGGCTACACTAATTTAGCCAAGTTACTCTCCAAAAGAGAGGGCGATTACACCTTCTCACAGCGCATCTGGATCAACCAAGACATTCTAAAGGCTGAACTGGATGAACTGCTGACATCCGCCACCATTCAAGGACAGAGTCCGCTAAAGATTGCTCGCAAGTTACGCGGTCAAGTGGCAGAAACGGTGAACAATCACCGCTATGTGACAGAACGAATTGTACGTACTGAGTCAGCTCGAATTCAAACACAGGCGCAATTAGATAGTTTCCACAAATTTGACTATCAGTACTGCAAATGGGTGGCTGAGCCAAGCGCGTGTGATGTGTGCAAGGAGATTTCAGAAGGTGGCAGAACTGGTGAAGGCATATACAGGGTTGATGATGTGCCGGATATTCCCGTCCACCCAAATTGCCGATGCTCCATTGCGGCTTATGCACCGAGTGATGAAGCTGAATAATTTCTAAGCCGCAGCTAGCGGCTATTTTTATGCCATCAAGTCCAAGCGTGATCGACTATAAAAGCTCCGGTAAATTAAGACGCAAGCCTGATCCGTCTAAAAAGCTGTGGAAGGAGTTCTTAACATGATTCCCAAGATTTTAATGCCTATGAATTTGCAATTTTTCGCTGAAGATAACCCTCAAGGCGATCCGAAAGATCCAGTCGATCCGCCTAAGCCAAAAGATGGTGATCCGGTAGATCCACCTGAAGGTAAGAAGCAAGGAGAACCGGCTGACCCTGATCCTGATGGTAAGCACGTCTACACCGATGAACAGGTCAATGAAATCGTCAAGAAGCGTCTTGCTCGTGCCGAGAAGGAGAAGCAAGCTGCTGTTGACGAGGCTGCAAAGCTGGCCAAGATGAATGCCGACCAGAAGAAGGATTATGAGCTTCAAAAGGCTCAAAAAGAACGAGACGAACTCAAGTCACAGCTTGCCACCTATGAGATGGGAAAACAAGCTCGATCAATGTTCGAAGATGCCAAGCTGTCGGTCACAGAGGACGATTTGAAGCATGTTGTAACGCCTGAGGCAGAATCAACCGAGACCAATGTTAAGTGGCTCATTGCGCACGACCAAGCCGTAGCAGAGCGCGTCCGTCAAGAACTGCTGAAAGGCAGTACACCATTGGACCCGTCCTCCAACCGCAAGACGAAGAGCCTCAAGGATATGACTTTGGTAGAGCGCAGCGAATTGCAACGAAAAGACCCAGAGATGTACAACAAATTACTAACAAAATGAAAGAGGTAAATAAATATGCCAGAATTTAGTGGTGCAACAGCCAAATTGAATTTGGTCGAACCTAAAGTATTCGCGGATTATGTCTTGGAACAGCAAACTGCTACTAACCGTCTGCTTTCCAGCGGAATTCTCACTACCGACCCAATCATTCAAGCACAATTGCTCAAGGGCGGTACTTATGTAACTATTCCTACCCTGCACAGTCTGAGCGGGGAAGCTCAGACGTGGAACGACACTAGCGACATTACTGTCGGAAATGTTGACAGCTACAGTGCCATTGCTCCACAGATGTACCAAGCCAAAGCGTTTGGTTACACAGACTTTGGTCAACTTTCCACCGGTGCTCCGGTTGCTGAACAGATCGCGGGGCAATTCGCATCCTTCTGGAACATCCAAGACAACAAGCTTCTGATCGCGGTATTGAAGAACGCGTTCCTCAATGCAGATTTGCAAGCGGTTAAGTCGTACGGTATGGGCACACCTGCTACGTTATCTGCTGGTGATTTCATTGCCGCATTGTCTCGCATGGGCGATGTTGCCAGCCCTCAACTGACGAAAATCGTGCTCAATTCTGCCGCTGTTGGTGCAATGCGTGATCAGAACCTGATTGATACCATTCAGCCGTCTAACGGTGGTACGCCAATCAGTTACTATAACGGCATTGAAATCGTTGAAGACGATGCACTGCCAGTCGCAGCAGATGGTACCACGGACGCATTCATCATCGCTAACGGTGCTGTTTCTTATGGCTTAGCTAATCCGGAAAACAGCTATGAAGTCAAGCGCGACAGTCTTGGCAATGGTGGTCAGACTGCGGTTATCAACCGACGTACTATTGCAATGCAGATTGCGGGTACGTCATTCACCGATGTTACAAAGGTTGCTGGTCTTGGATACAGCACAATCAACGCTTCGGAAACATCTATGTACGATTTGGTTGGTGACCCTCGCAACATTGGCGTCGTTGACTATCGCTTCAAGATTGATCCTAAGTTCGTCGTTGCTGGAATTAACGCCCCAAAAGCGTAGCGCCGTCTGGAAATGACGACGGCTTCGACCCTAGCGGAGATGTAAAACCAACGAGTGCACAAACCGTTGATGAAATCAAAGCATGGCTGGATGCTCACAGCATTGATTATACCGGGAAGACCTTGAAGGCAGACTTGCTTGCGCTTGTCCCTTCAGACTAGCTTGAACACCGTCGCTTATGAAAATCACAGTGCTGCGAAAGCAGGGCGGCGGAAAGGAGGCATGACATGGATAATGCTAATCCGGTAACACTTGCGGATTTGAAGACGATGATGGAAATCAAAACTGACACACAGGATGATGTGCTCAATCTCATCATTACCAACACCACCAAAGCTCTCCGGTTTAAGCTCGGTTTAAAGCCCACAGAAGCCTTCCCAGAGGAGCTTTCATATATTGCCCTAGAAGTATGCGTCAGACGCTACAACAGGCGTAAGAACGAAGGAATGACGTCATACGAGCAAGAAGGACAGTCGTTCACGTTTAAGTCTAATGACTTCGATGATTTTGCTGACGACATCAATGACTGGAAAGAAGCCAACGGGAAGAATGCTAAGTCTCTTGGCACCGTCAGCTTCATTCCCGGCTATCCAAAGAGGTGATCATATGCGGTTAGATCATGAGGTTACATTCTGGCTTGATGATGAAGAATATGATCCGCAAACACATCAATACGGTGATGTGAAAAAGGTTGCCACCGCTGTTGCCAGCGTCACCGACATGGGAACCGACAAGAGCGCTCAACTATTCGGAAACTATGCTCAAAAGGCAAAGGTGATCCGATTAGTTGAGCCAGTCACCGTCAATTGGAGCTATTTAACAATTGATGATGAATCGACTCATTATGCCCTCAATACCGCCCGCGCTCCGCTTCAAAACGCTACTTTGATTGTGGGTGAGACGAAATGAGCAAAGCCAGCATCAGCTATAACATGCAGATAAAAGGCATGGACAAACTGGTCGCTGGCCTGCTGAAGCGAGCGAAGATGGACGTTGTCAAGCAAATCGTCAAACAGCAGACAGCACAGTTGCAAACTCGTGCTCAGCAAATGACCGGCGCCGTGTATGCTCATCCTACTGGTGCTACAAAGCGTGGCATCAAGTTATCGCTTGAAGATGGCGGTCTAACGGGCATAGTTGGCATGTCAATGGAATACAACCCATACACCGAAAATGGAACTCGATTCATGCGGGCACGTCCAGTTCTGAAGCCTGCGTTCCTTTATCAGAAAGTTCAGTTTATTAATCAGCTTAAACAAGCAGCAAAGTAGGTGATTCAAATCACATCACCAGAGCAAGAACTATACGATTACTTCTATGCGTTTTCTCAGTCGGCCGGTTACAAGACTTACGACCATTTGCCCATGCAGCAGGAGAACGCCCCATATCCCTTCGTCATTGTTGGCGATATTCAAGTTGTTCCTACCGCAACAAAGACGTCACTCAATGGCAATGTGCTAATCACCATCGACATCTGGGGCGATAAAAAACAGCGTTTCACCGTATCTGATATGGCGGAGCGCTTTTTTAGTGCCGCGATTGGGCAAGTGCTAACTGATGATTACCGATTCTATGGACGTGTAGAAGACCAGTCAAAAGAGTTTACACAAGACCAGAGTGTCCCTGACACGGTTCTCAACCGAGCCACGCTGATACTCAATCTCAACATTTTATAGGAGGCCATAATATGGCAAATGAATTAAAAGTGCTAGAAGGCATGGACGTTGTTGCCTTGGCTCGCAAACATAGCGATCAAGCAACGGTTAGCGGCCAAATTATCCCTTGGCAGACTTCGCTGTCCTTTGACCCGTCTGTTGACAGTGATTCCACTGTTACCAAGGACGGCAATGTAGCAACAAGAAGCTCGGCAAGTACCGATCTTGAAGTCGAGTTCCTGAACAACACAGCCGCAATTGCAGACGTAATGTACGACTCGTTGTTTGACGGTGAATTGCTCGACTTTTGGATTCTCTACCGCAAACGCAAGAACGCTGAAGGTAAGTATCTTGCATGGTATATGCAGGTAACGGTGCAAGAAGATAGCAGCGACAATGATCCTGATGATCACTCTACTCGCGATGTCACATTCTCAGTTAATGGCACGCCTAAACGCGGATGGACAACTCTCGATGACGAAACTCAGGAACAGGTCGATTATGTATTCCTTGGGGTTGGCAAGGTCACTGATACTGACAAGACCGGTGGTGGCACTGTTTGGGACAAGGCTGTTGATCCGGGTACTAACACTGCTGATACCGTACCGGCTCAGATCAGTTCTGGCACCGCACCGGCTCAGGGCGGTTCTAGTACTGGAGCATAACAGCACAAGAGGCTTGTCATCAGTCGCCTAAGAAATTAACAGTACGGGTTAAACCCGGGCGGCTTTAAAAGAAAGGATATTAAATCATGCAATTAAACATTAACGGTAAAGAATATGAGCTTAACTTTGGTGTCCGCTTTGTTCGCGAAATGGATAAGAATCTGGGTGCCGTTATGCATGGCATTAATTTTGGCATGGGTGTTGCAAAGGCACTAGCTGGTCTGAATGCATACGATGCTGCTGTTTTAGCAGACACCATTTATTCAGCCACCGTGACATCGAAAAAGCGACCGTCAGCTAATGAAGTCGATGATTTTATTGACAGCAACACAGACTTGGACTCTCTATTTAAGCAAGTTGCAGATGAAATGAACAGCGCTAACGCAGTAAAAGCAGTAGCAAAAAACATGAAGGCCTAGATGAGGACGACAGCAAGACAAGCAAGCAACAGTATCGCGAAATCTTGCTAAATTCGTTAGCCTATCTAGGCTTTTCTAATATTCGAGACATTGAACGTATGACACTTGTTGAGTATGAGCTGCGTATGGAAGCCTATCAGCTCAAGCAAGTCGATAGACAGAACGAGATTGCACAGCAAGCATGGATGAACCAACAAGTGCAGGCAACAACCGGGAGCAAGAACCCTAAACCTAAGTTCAAGACGTTTGATGACTTCTTTGACAAGAAAGCAACCGTTGATCAGGTGCGTTCAAGCTATGAACCGGATTATGAGATCTCACTTATGAGCAAAACAGAATTAAAGCATTCTCGTGCGCAGATATTTGCAAAACGGATGGCCGAATTTCAGCGGTTGAAGCGCGAAGGCAAAATTATTCCGTTATCAGAAAGAAAGGAGGGATCACATGGCTGATAGTTTTAGTGTTGAAGCAATTTTATCTGCCGTTGACCGCAACTTTTCAGGCACTTTCAATAACATCGCGAATTCTGCGTCAAAGGTCGGTGATAGCTTTGAAAAGTCAACAAGACCAGCGGGTAATTTTGTATCAACCGTGAGCAAAATTGCTGGAGCCATAGGTCTTACCAAAGTGGTAGGGGCTATTGGCGATGGTGTGAGAAGTATGGTAGGAGAACTAGACGAATCAAGTAAAGCTTGGCAGACGTTTGAGGGGAACATGAAGTTTCTGGGTAAGACGCCTGCACAGATTTCGTCAATTGAAAAGTCACTGCAATCATATGCTCAGGAGACTATTTATAGCTCGTCTGATATGGCCTCTGCCTATGCGCAGTTTGCATCAGTAGGTGTAAAAGGAGTAGGTAGTCTTGTCAAAGGAATGGGTGGCTTAGCTGCTGCCACTGATGATCCAAAGCAAGCCATGAAGACGTTGATGGAACAAGGTACACAAATGGCCGCTAAGCCGATGGTACAGTGGGCTGACTTCCGCCTAATGCTTGAACAGACTCCAGCAGGCATGGCGGCTGTGGCGAAAGCAATGGGTATGACTACCAAAGAACTCGTTCAGAATGTTCAAAACGGCAAAGTAAGCACACAGCAGTTCTTTGATGGTATCGAAAAGGCAGGCAACAGCAAGGCTTTCCAGAAGATGGCCACGAGTTACAAGACAGTCGGCGAGGCAATGGACGGCCTTCAGGAAACACTGGCAAACAAGCTTCAGCCTGCTTGGCAGGCAATGTCTAAAGTCGCTGTCGGAGCTATTAGTGGAATCATTGATAAGATTGGCGCAATTAATTTTGATTCTGTTATATCATCAATCGGCAAATTCTTTTCTCCATTTTCGGCATTGGTATTGAACATCAAGACACAACTAGGCAACTTGGGGAATGGCGACTCGATGAGCGGGCTCAGTTCCGTTCTCCAAGGGGTCGGGTCCATTTTACAAACCATTTGGAGCCTAGTTGGTAGCTTAGTCAATGTTGCATTTGTCAATCTAATTAGTATTGCTCAAAAGGTCGGAGATGCTTTTAATTCGGCATTCGGTAATGGGCAAATGTCGGGAATATTTAACGGAATCAAACAAGCTGTTACAGATTTCGGAGTAGCAGCAATGGAAGCGATGACTACCGTTGGGGACTTTATTGCTAATTTACCGTGGAAAGCAATTTTTGACGGTGTTAAGGGCGCTCTAAGCGGAGTGATGGCTGTTTTGAAGCCAATTGCAGCTATTGTTAAAGCGGCGTTTGCTAACGACATCGTTAAATCATTTGCAGCGGCAATTTTTGGTGCTGTCGGTGCTTTCAAAGTAATTGGATTAGCCATTGGCGGATTTTCAAGCGTTCTCGGTGTTTTTTCTAAAATGATTGGCCCTATTAGAGGCGTTATATCCGTTATCACTAACTTCGGGACTATCGTAAAAATGGCTGGTGGTGTATGGAAAGCATTCGGATTGATCTTAGGCATGAATCCGTGGGTACTTTTGATTGCTGGGATTGCAGCAGTGGTTACTGGTCTGGTGTACTTTTTTACCCAAACCAAGACTGGCCAAAAACTATGGTCGGGATTTGTTTCGTGGTTACAAGGAGCTTGGCAAGGGCTTGTAGGAGTTGCACAAACTGTTTGGAATGCTATATCGGGTGCGTTTACATTTGCAATTAGCGGCATTCAGACAGCTTGGAGCGGCATTACAGGTTTCTTCAGCAATCTATGGACTGGGATTACGACCACGGCATCGGCTGCTTGGACAGCATTCACAACCACTCTCTCAGCTATCTGGCAAGGTGCTGTTACTGCAGCAACGGCAGTTTGGAACGTGCTATCCATATTCTTCACGACTCTGTGGAATGGAATAGTTGCAGTAGCCACTGCCATATGGTCAACCTTTGGTGGTTCCCTGACGACAATTTGGAATGGGATTGTCCAAGTTGCTACCGGTGTTTGGAACATGCTTAAAGCAGTTATTATGGGTCCCATTCTTATTGTCATCGATTTGCTTACTGGAAATTGGACACAGTTAAGTGCCGATCTTCAGCTTATCTGGAACAGCATTGTTTCCGCCGCTGGTCAGATCTGGAATGGCCTTGTTACGTATTTCTCCGGTATTTGGATTCTTATTCAAACTTATGCAATGACTGTTTGGAATACTTTGGTTTCAGCTTTAGAGGGGCTTTGGAATGGTGCCGTATCTGCTGCTTCCACTATTTGGAGTGCGCTTTCGTCATTTTTTAGCGGATTATGGAATGGTATTGTGTCCACCACCGAGGGCGTATGGAACAGTGTTGTTTCATTCTTATCAGGACTATGGAGCGGAACAGTAAGCACAGCCGAGGGAATTTGGAATGCACTTCCCGGATTCTTTTCCGGATTGTGGAACAGCATTACATCATTCTTTTCATCGGCTTGGAGCAACATAAAGTCTATCGTGATTGGAGCTGCTACCAGTATTTTTAATGGTGCAAAGGCTGTATGGTCAGGCTTTACTGGCATGGTAAACGGCGTAGTTAGCGGTATCAAAGGAGCATTCGACGCTCTTAGACACATTGATTTAATGGCCGCTGGTCGCGCCATCATGGACAGCTTCTTGAATGGTCTTAAGGCCGTTTGGGGGAAGATCACGGATTTTGTTGGCGGTATTGCTTCATGGATTCGCAAGCATAAAGGCCCAATCAGTTACGATGCCAAGTTGCTCATACCTGCTGGTAACGCGATCATGAACGGCTTGAATGCAGGACTTACTGATAAGTTTTCAAATGTCCAAAAGAACGTTTCGAGCATGGCACAAGCTATTGCTGATAGTGCCGCTGTCACGATGCCAGCTATTGATGACTCTTCACTTAATGCATCATTACAGTCTCTCAACAATGGCGTTCAGGGGGCAACCTTGTCTTCAAATCTTGATGTCAACTACACTCGCAAGCAAACGATTGAGGTTCCTCTGTATATTGACGGCCGAGAGGTTGCTCGTGCAACCGCAAACCCAATGCAAACAGAGCTTAATCGTTTGACAAAGGTAAGCAATTATCGAAAGGGGTTAGTCTAATTGTACGATTTCAGAGAAACGACACCCTTCACGGGTGCAGATGATAATCAGCTTCCAGCAGAAGCGATGCTAATCGATGGACAATACATTGAGAATCTTGTGCCCGGATATAGGACGCTGCAAGTTGGTGGACGAGAGCTTCTTAAGCAATCTGCTACTAGCAATGCCATAGGCATATCTGATGGGGAAACACTTGAATACGTTCGCAACCCATCTCGCGAGATAACTGTTGGCTATCAGCTTATTGCTGATGATGATGAGGCATTTCGCACCGCCTTCTATAAGCTAAGTGGCATCTTGCACGGTGACACTCATCAGGTTTCGTTCAATGATGACTTGTCTGTGTATTGGAATGCCGTGCTCACAGATGTTGACGATGTTCCTAAAGGCAGAAATGCAATCACATCTTCGTTCACTTTATTTGTCCCCGATGGCGTTGCGCACTCGGTAGCCACGAAGACGTTTGACAACATGCCATACAAGGATATCCCACTGAATCTTATGGCGGGCACAAGCGCTGACCCAGTATCAGTCACAGGGGCGGGCTGGAATATCAAAAAGCTAGGTTCATACAACAATCCTACCGTTGGGAAAAAGTATGCAGCTACGGTCTTGCTTGGGCGGGCTGATTTTGCTGTCAGTTTCCAAATATGGGCGAATGACATCAATGGCAATCGGATACATTTGGATGGGTTTCCTGTGACCACACAAATGGGAGCAAATCAGCGCAGCACTATTGTCTGCACATGGCCTGACCCGGGGACGACTGGAGCAGCTCAGATTGAGGTGACACTTGCGTGGGCCTTCCAAAAAACGGATGTTGGCACCTATCAATATCTTAAGGCCAAACTAGAGGAAGGCACCACTTACTCCACATGGTCGCCTAACCCAGCGGATCCTGAATACTATTCCGACACCATCACAGTTCACAATGGTGGTACCTATCCTGTTGAACCGGTTATTACGGCAACTATGCACGCTGATAACGGCATGGTTGGGATTGTTAATGATCGCCCGGGTATTCTCCAATTTGGCACGCAAGAAATTGATGGATATACCACCGATGTGTCGGAGAAAGGGCTAAACGGAAATTTCTCAGCACCAATACCCGGCACGATATACAATCAATCAGCCACTAACAATCCGAATTGGGGCGGTGATTCAAGCAAACCAAACAAGCAGACTGGATCAATCAATTATGCCAGTGACAGCTACAACGGGCCGCATATGGAACCTGCATATGCTTCAACTGGGACTTATTGGAATGGCCCGGCTGCCAAGATACCAATTACCGCCACAAGCCAAAATACGCGCAACAACAACTTTACCGTATCTATGATGCTCCATTTTGAGACAACAGTGTCCGAATTGGGCCGCATGGAGTTAACACTTGAGGCTGGTGGCAAAGTTCAGTATCAAATGGTGGTCACAGACAACAATGCTGTCAAAGACGAGATTCAGGTCGATTGTTATGTTAAAGACCAGCAAGTAGGAACCATATCGCTTGATCGATCGAAATTCACAAATGATAAGTTCATGCAAGCTAGATTAAGCAGATTCGGCTCGAGCATTAATTTTGAAGTCTCTCCATGGGATGGCAAAAGCGGTCGTGAAATGACCGTCTCTTTGCCACCTTTGACTCGTCCAGACATGATTAGTGAGAACGTTGAAGCATTTTCCGTTTGGTTTGAACGCAACAACACATGGGGACAAGCTGTGATGAAATTGATTGCGGTTCAATTTGACTGGCAACACGTAAGTTGGTGGACAAACATCAAGAACCGGTTTTCAAATGGCGATGTACTGACCATCGATGTTGCCAATGCTAAGACCTATTTGAATGGGTCTGAGAACCGCACTCTTCATGCTATTGGCAATCAATGGGAGCAGTTCAAACTGCCACCCGGCGATACTGAGATTGCTATCACGCCCTCGAGCTGGGCACAACCATTTGCATGTGAAGTCGAGATAAGGGAGGCCTGGCTATAAATGAAGTATTACTTTGCAGATCGAAAATCAAACATTTTGGGTGTTGGGTCGACTGATGGCAAAGGCGAATGGCGAATTGACAACGATATAGAAACACAAAGTGTTGACAATCGTCCTGCGGTCGAGCTTTCTCTTGATATTCACTTCACAACTGATCAGGAACAAGCAGTCAATGAGATGGCTAAAGCAACCAACTTCATCATGTATCAAGATGAAGAAGGCAACGCTCACCAAATGGTGATTGAATCGGTTGACCATGATTCACTAGGCCACATTCACTCAATTGTTGCCAGCGATGCTGGTAATGATTTAATTAACGAAACCGTTGGCGCCTTCAAGGCCGACAAGCCATATACCATCGCTGACTACATCACAAGGTTTACAAATGATTCTGGCTGGGAGATTGGCATCAACGAATTTCCTGACAATGTTCGAACACTCGAGTGGACTAGTGAAGAATCATCGTTGGCTCGCATTATTGCCGTGGCAAAAGATTTTGATGCAGTGCTTAGTTTTGGCTTTGAGTTTGTTGGAACCAACTTGGTTAAGCGTGTCATTAACATTCGGCATGAAACGGCCGGTGACAGCTTGATTTCCTTTGAAATGAATAAGGACATCAACAATATCGTCACGCATCTCGATACCTATGACATGGAAACATCTATCAAGGCTTATGGAGCGGTGCCAGAAAGTACGAATGGATCAACTAATCAGGACCCAATCAACTTGATCGGCTACAAATGGACTGATCCAACCGGACAATTTGTGCTTGATCAGTACGGATTCTTGCATGATACCATTGCCGTACAGAAGTACTCACGTTTGTTAAGCAACAGCAACCCTAACCCAACACAGTCTGACTGGAATCGGGTTAAAACGTTTGATTCAAAATCGCAGGCGGAACTTTTGCAAGCGGCTTTGGCAGACTTGAAAAAGTATAACCACCCAAACGAAACGTACGACATTGATTTGGTTAATTCGCCATACGTACCGCTTAATCAAACCGTCCACATTGCCGATGAGAATCAACAGCTATTCCTGTCTGCCAAAGTGTTGAGCATTCAGCGCAGCCGTGCTAACCACTCTGTCAAGCTTACTTTGGGTGAGTTCGCTCATGAAACAGTCAGCTTTGACCAACGGCTCAGCGATCTTGCCAATAAGATGGCCAACATGCCCAAGACTATTCAGTTTTATCCATGGCTTCGTTATGCCGATGATGACAAAGGCACTAACATGTCAGCGTTACCTGCTGGTAAGAAGTATATGGCAATCGTTTGGTCAAATAAGACATCCGTCCCAAGTGACAATCCGGCTGATTACGCCGGCAAGTGGGCATTGATTCAGGGCAAAGACGGTGCTGATGGTGTTCCGGGTGCAAAAGGCGCTGATGGCCGTACAAGCTATTTTCACACTGCTTGGGCAGATGATGTAAGTGGCCAAAGTGGGTTCACGGTATCCGGTGGTGATGGCAAAAAGTATATTGGCACGTACAGCGACTTCACACAGGCCGACAGCACGAATCCAGCTGATTACAACTGGGCGCTTTTTAAAGGTGAAGACGGGGATCGGGGACCCAAAGGTGATCAAGGCTTGCCAGGGAAACCGGGTGCTGATGGTCGTACTGCTTATGCCCACTTTGCTTACGCAAACAGCCAAGACGGCCAGACCGACTTTTCAACTACTGCCCCTAACCGCAAGTACATTGGCTTCTACAGCGACTTCACATCTGGCGATAGTACGAATCCAAGCGACTATAACTGGTCGCTCATTAAAGGCGCAGATGGCGCGGATGGTAAAGATGGGGTGCCAGGGAAACCGGGTGCCGATGGTAAAACACCATACTTCCATATCGCATACGCCGATAGCAGTGACGGCAAAACGAACTTTTCGCTCGATACTCCCGGCTCTCGCAAGTATATCGGTAGTTATACAGACTTTACGCAAGCTGACAGTACTAATCCGGCTGTTTATAGTTGGCAACTAGTGCAAGGGCCAAAGGGCGACACTGGCCCACAGGGACCACAAGGACCTCAGGGGCCACAAGGACCGCAAGGTGTTCCCGGAAGCAAGGATGTGCCATACACATACATTCAACTTGGCACGCCTGCTAGTCCCAAGAAAGGTGACTTATGGTGGCACGGGACAACGCTGAACGATGCCACAGCCTTGCAATACTACAATGGGACAGCTTGGGTTGATCAAAGTATTCAGCAGGCGGTTCTCAGTATCAAAAAGCTGCAATCAATTGAGATTGACACATCAACCATCAATTCGCCTGACATTAATTCGCCATTCAGCCATGTTCAGATTGATGGCGCCAAGAGTTCTGGCAATCTTGAACTCAAAGACGCAAGTCTTAGCATACTGGGCAACATCGAAGACAATAATGGTAATCCCAACGGTCAATACTACAAATCACTTTTGAGCCCAAGCGGTATGTTCAACTACATCACGACACCCGATCGACAGGGGAGCGTGTCGTCAGTTGCACTCCAACGTGGTGCACTTCAGTTACAAACATTGATCAGCGACCCTAGTGCTGCTACCAAAAAATATATTCAGTCTGAATTCACTTCAAAAGACAACGTGACATTTTTCCATGTTGATACAACCCCAGCAAGAAATATTGATATTGATTGGGCATATATTTACTACACAAGACGTGGCAATTTAGTGACCGTCAACTTTCAATTTCACACAATAGCTAATCAATACAATTATTTGAGGCTCGCAGATATTAGACCTGGTTACACACCTTATTTGAAAGACAAAGTTGTTGCAAACTGTTCTAACTTTTCAAATCCAAGTAGTTCGTCAGCTATCTATTCAAGTACACCTAGTGGTGGGACTGTGGGATGGTATGGTGCTCTTACTCATGACTTTGGTAGTTGGGGAGGATCTGTTTCTTACCTAACCTTAGATGACTATCCAACGGGGGATACATTTTTTAACTAGGAGGCAATTATGAAATTAAAAGTGTGGACGGATAGCAATAATCGGCTGCTTCATTGGGCATATGCTGATGAAAACAGACCAGTAGGGCCAACCGATGAAGGATTCGAGGTTATTGAAGTTGACGATGCTGTTGGCTTGTATGAGAACCATGCCAGCGTTATTGACGGCCAAGTCGTTCCTGATACTGGCTATGATCCAGACACTGCCAGTCCTACACCTGAGCCATCTGAAGCTGACTTAGCAAATGCTGAAACTATGAAGACGGTTGCTAGTCTAACTGTGTCAAACGCAGCTTTGATAAAGCAGGTGGCAACATTGACCAAGGAGGCAAAATCGTGAACGCATATAAACCATTGATTATCAGTTACTATCAGCAAGGGATCTACAACAAGGATGACTTAGCCTTATTCGTGAGTGTCGGATGGATTAGCCAAGCAGAAGTAGATGAGCTTGTTAAGCAAGTCGCCAGCAAAAGCTAGCGGCTATTTTTATGGAAGGAAGTGAGAAAGTGACATTTTTTGGATACACGATTGGTGACTGGGCAGAGGTTATATCAATCATAGGGGTGGGTGTAAGTGCGGGCAGCTGGCTGTTCAAAAAGATTGCCTTAGATCCATTACGCTCTGATATTCAAGCTCTGTCAGATACGATTAATCGTCAGCTTAAGTTGCATGAACAGTCGTTGGCAGACTTGGGACAACATCTGAGGACACATGATGACGAGCTTGGCAGTCACTCGGTTAGGATTACTCGATTGGAAGACCATGTAGGCATCAAAGGAGATAATGATCATGAATAACTGGACAGAACTTTTGGTATCACTTGCAGTAGCGGCAGTCCCAATCATTGGGGCTTGGATTTCCAAACAGCTGCTGGCTAACAAACAGGCACTCACTTTGGTAAAGGTATTAGGTCCATTGGCAAACGCAGCCGTAACGGCGGCAGAACAGCTTGGTGTGACACAGGCGATTGACGGTGCGGTCAAGAAATCTACTGCCATTCAAGCAGTTAAAGATGGTTTGAAGTCGCTTGGTTTCACCAGCACAGACGAGCGGACGATTGCCAACGCAGTTGAAAAAGCTTACGCGGACTTGAAAGACAGCCTAGCAGAGACCTATCCGCAAAAGACAGTCGATCAGGAAGCATCTAATCAAGACAAGGTAGCTGCCGCAGCTCAGGCGACCGCAGATGCAGTTAAGGCTCAACTGGCACCATCATCTGTTGCTCCGCAGCAATAAAAAGGGGAAAATCAATGAACGATTTAGATTTTAGAAACACGTGTCAGCGTTTAGTTGCTGATTATACAAATGACCACATGGATAAGACCGATGGAAACTCAATCACTCCAGATGATGTATATATCGTTTGGTCGTGCAAAGCGCTTCAAAACTCAAAGGCACTGGCTAGTACAAACGTAAGCGACGGCATGTACTACGAGATAACGTACAATGGTGATAAACACGAGTTGTACCTTGATGCGTACAAAAAATTTGAAAATCGTGCAATCCAAATTGATAAAAAATAAGGAGGGCACCATGAAATTTAAAACTAAACTCATCACCTTGGTAGTCGCCTTCTTGGCGGCTATTTCTTTTGCCTTGCCATCGCAGGCCAATGCGGCCAAGGGAGATCAGGGACCTGATTGGTCAAAGTATCAGGGAGCAAGTGGACGATATGGAACAGATCAAGACAAGTTCGTCATAGCTCAGATTGGCGGCACTTACGGTGGCACTTACATCGATCAGTGGACGTATGATAGCCAAATTGCTAGTGCCAAGGCGGCAGGAAAACGTGTGCATAGCTACATCTGGTATGGTGTTGGTGCAAGTAGCCAGTTGGGGTTGGAAGCACTTGACCGTTATATGCCTCGTATCAAAGCGCAGACACCAAAGGGAAGCATCGTTGCTTTGGACTACGAAGATGGTGCTTCTGGCAATATGGCAGCTAATACGGATGCAATTTTAGCTGGCATGCGCCGCATTCGTTCAGAAGGCTACACGCCAATGTATTACAGTTACAAGCCATATACATTGGCACACGTCGATTATCAGCGTATCCTGAAAGAATTTCCTAACAGCCTTTGGATTGCTGCTTACCCTGATTATCAGGTGCGTTCGGTACCAGACTACAACTGGTTCCCAAGCATGGACGGAGTTGCTATTTGGCAGTTTACCTCCATGCATGTCTTAGGCGGCTTAGATGGTAACGTTGATTTGCTTGGTGTCACCGATAATGGATACTCGAAGCAGCCAGAAACTCCGTCAGTGCCTGTAACACCGGCACCAAGCCAGCCAGCAAAATCAAATGCAGCCAGTGATACTGACTATGCGCAAACTGGTGTTTTCAAGCCTTCCACGACTGTTAACATCCGCACTGGTGCCGGCACCGGTTATGCATCCGTTGGTAGCTATGCACCCGGTGAAAGTGTGATTTATGATCACGTGTATATCCGTGGCACATATGTTTGGGCACGTTATCTCAGCTACTCAGGCAGGTATCATTATGTTGCCTTGGGCGTAAATGGTGGTGAGAGCTATGGCTCGCGTTCGTCTGGATACACCTCACCGGTAAGCCACACGTATTATACGGTCCGCTCTGGTGACAGCTTCTGGAGCATTGCCAGAAAGTATGGCATCAGCATGTACACGTTAGCCGCTAACAACGGCAAATCAATCTACAGCCTGATCTATCCGGGCGAAAGCCTGTATATCAGGTAA